TATCATGGATACCAAATGCTGATCTGCAAAATAGGTCAATTACTAAAAATGGTATTAAATACCCGGGTAACGAACATATTGGGGCGTTTGGGTGTGATAGCTACGATATTTCGGGGACTACAGACGGTAGAGGTTCTAAGGGTGCATTGCATGGTTTAACTAAGTTTAGCATGGAAGATGCACCACCTAGTACATTTTTTTTAGAATACATAGCTAGACCTCAAACAGCTGAAATATTTTTTGAAGATGTGCTTATGGCTTGTGTTTTTTATGGAATGCCAATTCTTGCGGAAAACAACAAACCTAGATTGCTTTATCATTTTAAGAGAAGAGGCTACCGAGGTTATTCTATGAATAGACCTGATAAATTATGGAACAAGCTTTCCGTAACTGAAAAAGAAATAGGTGGTATACCTAACTCTAGTGAGGATATGAAACAAGCTCACGCCGCAGCCATTGAAATGTACATAAATAAATATGTCGGATTAGTGGGTGATAATGAATATGGGTCTATGTACTTTGATGCTACATTGAACGATTGGTCAAAGTTTGATATAAACAAAAGAACAAAGTTTGATGCCGCTATTAGTTCAGGTTTAGCTATTATGGCGTGCAATAAAGATTTATATCGGCCGGTGGCCAACATGCAAAAACAAAAATTAAATATACATATTGCTAAATACAAGCAAGACGGATATACTTCGCAAATAATAAAATAAGAATATGCCTGAGTCAGTCATAAATAACTTTTTCCCTAGCCAAGCTGTTAGCGACTTGGAAAAGATGTCGCAAGAGTACGGCTTGCAAGTTGGGCGAGCTATTCAAAACGAGTGGTTCTCAAACAACTCAGGTACGTCTAGGTTTAGAAGTAACCATAATAGCTTTCACAACTTAAGATTATACGCAAGAGGTGAGCAGCCGGTACAAAAGTATAAAGATGAATTGTCGATTAATGGCGATTTGTCTTATTTAAATTTAGATTGGAAGCCGGTACCTATATTGTCTAAATTTATAGACATTGTAGTAAACGGCATATCGGACAGAGCATTTGATATTAAAGCATATTCACAGGATCCTTACGGTGTTGCAAAGCGCACAAAGTATATGGAGTCTATTATTCGTGATATGCAAACGAAAGAACTTAACGACTTTGCGAAGGATGCTTTCGGTATTAATCTTTATGAAAATCCTGTAGATTCATTACCAGGATCAAAAGAAGAGCTAGAGCTTCACATGCAGCTTAGCTACAAGCAAGGCATTGAGATTGCAGAAGAACTGGCAATTAATACAGTACTTGACGGCAATAATTATGATTTAATTAAAAGACGTTTTTATTACGACCTAGCTACAATTGGTATTGGAGCGGTTAAAAATTCTTTTTCAAAATCAGAAGGCATTAAAGTAGAATACGTAGATCCTGCATATTTAGTTTATTCTTATACGGACTCCCCTTATTTTGAAGACATATATTATGTAGGCGAAGTTAAATGGGTTCCCTTAAACGAGCTTAAAAAGCAGTTTCCGGAGCTTTCTGACGAAGAGTTAGAGCAGATTAGTAAACGTGGCACGCAAAACTATGCAAGCACATACGACCAGTCGCTATCTAATTTAGATGCTAGAGACTCCAATACAGTGCAGGTGTTATACTTTAACTACAAAACGTACATGAACGAAGTGTACAAGGTTAAAGAAACGGCTACAGGTGCTGAAAAAGCAATTGAAAGAGACGATCAATTTATTCCGCCTGCCGATGCAGAAGGCTTTAGTAAAGTTTCTAGATCTTTAGAAGTTCTTTATGAAGGAGTATTGGTGTTGGGCACCGACATTCTATTAAAGTGGGAAATGGCTAAAAACATGACCCGCCCTAAGAGTGATTACACTAAAGTAAAGATGGGTTATAGTATTGTAGCCCCGCGTATGTATAAAGGGCGTATTGAATCGCTTGTAGGAAAATGTACAGGTTTTGCTGATATGATTCAGCTTACGCATTTGAAAATGCAGCAAGTATTGTCTAAGATGATGCCAGACGGTGTTTATTTAGATGCTGATGGGCTTGCGGAAATTGATTTAGGTAACGGTACAAACTACAACCCGCAGGAAGCGCTTAACATGTTCTTCCAAACCGGTTCTGTTATTGGGCGTTCATTTACGCAAGAGGGTGATATGAACCCTGGTAAAGTGCCTATTCAGCCGTTACAGACTGGTGCAGGTGGCCAAAAGCTACAAACTTTAATTCAAACATATAACTATTACCTGCAAATGATTCGTGACGTAACGGGTCTTAATGAAGCACGTGATGGTTCTACACCTGATTCAAGAGCTTTGGTTGGTGTGCAAAAACTAGCCGCTGCAAATTCAAATACAGCTACAAGACATATTTTAGATTCAGGTTTATTCTTAACGGCTGAAACAGCGGAAGGTTTATCTCTGCGCATATCAGATGTTATAGAATTTAGCCCAGCTAAAGAAGCTTTAATACAAAAAATTGGAGGTTTCAATGTGGCAAGTCTTGAAGAAATTAAAGAGCTACACCTTTACGATTTTGGTATCTTTTTAGAGTTGTCTCCAGATGACGAGCAAAAAGGAATGCTGGAAAACAATATACAAACCGCATTGTCAGCAGGGTTAATTGACCTTGAAGATGCTATTGATATTCGCGAGATTAAAAATCTTAAACTAGCTAACCAGCTTTTAAAGCTAAGACGCAGACAAAAACAAGAACGCGATCAAGCTGTACAACAGCAAAATATACAAGCTCAAGCACAAGCAAACGCTCAAGCACAACAAGTAGCTGCTCAGGCAGAAGTGCAAAAAGACCAAGCACTCTTCCAAACCAAAGCACAACTAGAACAGCTAAAGGGCCAAATGGAGCAACAAAAAATGCAGCAAGAAGTTGCGGCAAAGAAAGAGCTTATGGCTCTGGAGTTCCAATACAACATGCAGCTTAAAGGTATCGAGGTAGAGGGTCAGAAATCTAAAGAATCCCAAAAGGAGGATCGCAAAGACGAAAGAACAAAACTACAGGCTACACAGCAAAGTGAGCTAATCGAACAGAGAAAAAACAATACACCACCTAAAAACTTTGAATCTTCAGGGAATGATATCATAGGCGGTGGATTCGGTTTAGGTACTTTTGAACCCAAGTAATAATACAAGTAAGAATTTTATAATATTTTATCATGAGTGAAGAAATTCAAGAAGAACCGCAACAGGAGTATGCTTCTATTGCGGAAGACGGTACTATTAAAATTAATTTAGCAGCAGATGCCATTCCAAAGCAAAGCGCAGATGAGGTACCTGTTCGCGACGAACCCGAACTTAGCGAAGAAGTACGCGAAGAAAACGTCGAAGAACCAGTTGCAGAACCTGCCGGAGAAGAAGAGCCCGTTCAAAATGAACAGCCCGTTCAAGAAGTAGAGCAGCCTGTACTACGTGAGATTACAGACGAAGAAGCCGAAGTAGCGGCTCATCAGCTTGATGAACAAATTGTTGAAGCGGTAAACGAAGCGCAAGAATCTGGCATCGAGCTACCGGAAAATATTCAGAAGGTTGTAGACTTTATGAATGAAACCAACGGAACGCTCGAGGATTACGTTCGTTTAAATACAGATTACAGCTCGCTTAATGAGGATCAGCTTTTACGAGAATATTACCAAACTACAAACCCACATTTAGACTCAGAAGATGTTGACTTCATGCTTGAAGACAAATTTTCTTACGATGAAGACCTTGATGATGAGCGAGAAGTGCGGCGCAAAAAAGTAGAGCGCAAACAAGCATTAGCAAATGCTAAAAATCATCTGGACAGCCTTAAGTCTAAATATTACGAAGAAATTAAGATGGGTTCTAAATTGAACCCTGAACAGCAAAAAGCGGTAGAATTTTTCAATCGCTATACAAAAGAAAACGAAGAGGTAGCTAAAGTAACTGAAAAACGAGCTAACCGGTTTAAACAAGAAAGCGAAAAAGTATTCAGCGAAGGATTCGAAGGTTTCGATTACAGTGTTGGAGACAAAAAATACCGCTTTAAAGTTAAAAACCCTAGTGAGGTTAAAGATACCCAAGGCGATATTAACAATTTTATTAAGAAGTTCTTAAACGAAAATGGTGAAATATCAGATGCTAAGGGTTATCACAAATCTCTGTTTACAGCTATGAATGCCGATCAAGTTGCGCAACACTTTTATGAGCAAGGTAAAGCCGATGCAATAAAAGCAAGTGTAGCCAAAACGAAAAACGTTGATATGGACCCGAGAGGGGTGCATGAGAAATCAACTACTTCTAATGGCTGGACAGTTCGCTCAATAACCGAAGGCGAAAGCTCTTCTAAGTTAAAAGTTAGATTTAGAAAATAATAATCCATTTAAAAAAAATTAAAAATGGGAACATTCACTGGGAGCACTCCTGCTCTTGCACATTTGACTCCGCGCCCTGTAAAGGGTTTGTTCGCGGACAACTACATTAACTTCCAAGACCCTAGCTTCCAGCAGTGGTCTCAGCAATTCTTGCCGGAAGTATACGAAAAAGAAATTGAGCGCTACGGTAACCGTACTGTAAGTGGTTTCTTACGCATGACCGGTTCTGAAATGCCAATGTCATCTGACCAGGTTATCTGGCAAGAGCAAGGTCGCTTGCACATTGCTTATGATGACGCTGCAACAAACGCGGCAGGTACCCAATTAACTATGCCAGCGGACCACCTATTGGGCGTTGGTATGACTATTGTTGTATCTAAAGGTATTCACACTGCAAAGGCTTACGTTTACGGCGTTAACGGTACTACTGTTGATATCCGTTGCTACGGTGCTGCTGTAACACTGCCTACAGACTTACAAAGCGAAACAGCTGTAAACGTATTTGTTTTCGGTTCTGAGTACGGTAAAGGGTCTGCTAATGCAGGTAACTCTATCGATGCGTCTTTCACTACATTCGCTAACAAGCCTATCATTCTTCGTGACAAGTACCGTGTAAGCGGTTCTGACGTTGCTCAGATCGGTTGGGTTGAAGTTACTAGCGAAGCTGGTA